AGTCAGGGCGGGAACTGTATGACCTGCGCCCTTTTCATATTTTTGAAGCCAAGCAATTGGATCGTCGCCACCAAAATTGACCGCCATCTCTGCGATTCGTTTTTCCAGCGCCGGGGTTCCTTCTGGGACTTCAACGCTAGAAGACAAATTTCTCCTGTAGCTTTTTGCCACACCCGGTGATTCGGCCAAATACAGCCCGTGCCCATAAGACTGCGCTCCCTCACCCGTGCCGATCTTGCTGGCATCAAATCGGTCGAACTTGTGCGGGGAACCGTGGTACACGGTCAGCGGGGAAACGGTCTGGCCCGCAGATTGCACGAAGTCCTGACCGGCACGCTTGATCGCCCTTGGCACAGCCATCACAGCCCTGGCACCTGACAGCGGCCCGGTGTATGCCCCACCAGCCAACTGCCCAGCCCCGGTGAACATCTGCCCCACAGGCGTCTGGCTTGCACCGCGGAAGGGCAGGCGCTTCTCGATGTCCTCGCTGGTCGGCAGGATTGTCTTGGACTCCTTGCCAGTGATCAGTTCGTAGGGCAGGCGAGCGAGTGACTCAATGTCTCCAGGCAGACCCAAGGTGCCCGACACCAGACCACGGGCGACAGCCACCGGGATGTTGGCCGATGCCTCGCGGTCTTGCTGCGACTCAGGACGACGACCGGCGCGGCGATAGCCAACATACGCACCGCCTGCGGTTTCGAGCGGTGATCTTTTCTCAGATTTATCAGCCATGATCGTCGCCTTTCTGCCCCGAATCATAATCGCTGGGGCTTGTCAAGTCCATCGGCTTTATGTCGCAGTTAAAGCACTTTGGTTTGACTTGACACACTCCGAGTCGCTCGCACAACGTCAAGCCAGTCGTCGAGAACTTTGTGAAGAGTTTCGGAACTGATCTTGACGAGTTCTTCGCCGCGTAGGAATTCAAGCCTGTTATGGCAGATCGTGACCTTGATGTCATGCGGCATAGGGGTTGACCCTGCGCTGCTGTCCTGAGTCAATGTAGTCGTCTTCATCATATGCCTCCGGCGCTGGGCCATCAATGTCAATGAATCCTGCGTCCCTCAAGAAGCGCAGGGCTTGGGTCGTGGCGTCCACGAAATCGTCATGAGTCGTGTCGGGGAATGAGCATAGCTGGCTCAAGAGCGGCTCGGCCCAGTCCCTCACATATCCTGGCCTCTGGCTCGATTCTGGCATCCAGACCCGGCCACGGGCAAACAGAGAGGAGACGATGTTCAGCCGCTGTAGCTTGTCAGCACCGCCTGGGTTGTACGCCCTGACCGGCAGATGCGCCCGCTGTAGGTCTTGGATCAACTGGATACCGGCGCTCTTGTCTTCCACAAGGATCAGGTCTACGCGCTTCTTGTCCTTGCCCTCTCCATAGACCACTTCGTATTCGTCCTGCACCTTGGGCCGGAGGTCGGGGTATTGCAGGCGATCCTGCCAGCAGTCGATGAGCAGGACGGACATCGGGCCATCGGTGGGCTTGAAGACTCCCCAGGTCGCCGCGGCTGTGGGGTCGTTGATCGTCTTCTCTGAGGTGGCGCAGTCGTAGCTCTGGAGGATGTACTCAAACTTGGGGAACTCCTTGTTCGTCGGCCAGAGCTTGATCATCTCCCGCTTGACGATACCGGACTCCTCGGGGTCAATGATCTCGGCGTAGATTTCTTGCCGCCCGAGCTTCGTGCCCTCGTACTGGAGAATCTGCTTTTGGAACGATGGCGCAAGGTTGGCAAGGTTGGCGTAGGTCGAGGCGGTGGTCAGCTTGACATCGTCGCCCTCCCTGCCGACAAGCTCGACGATCAAGTCCTTGGGCTTGGGGGTGGTGGTGCAAAGGATGCGGGTGCGCTTGCCCAGGCGAACCCCGAACATGATCTGATCCCACGCTTCCTGAAGGTAGTCCCACGCTGCAAGCTCATCGCACCACGCTCCGTGGAACTGTGGGCCGCGGAACCGCTCGGGTTCGCTGGCCGGGATGCCTTTGATCAGCGATCCGTTGATCAGCTTGAGTTCGTGCAGCGCCTTGTTGTACTCAGCGATCAGGGACGGGGGTATGACGGACATCAGCCCGGAGTCCCCCTCGAAGCAGGTTGCCCGAACGTCAGCCGATGTCGGAGCGGCTACCAGCCAGCGGGTGTTCGGCTCCTGCCATGCCCACCATGCGATCTGCTCGGCGGCTGTCCGGGTCTTCCCGGCGCCGCGGCCTGCCAGCAGCAGCCAGATCGTCCACCAGTCCCCAGGCGGGAGAATCTGGTGATCATGAGCCGTCGCCAGCCACTTTGTCCTCCAGGCGAAGGCGTCCCTCTGTTCCTGGGGGAGCTTGGCGTATTTCTGGCGGGTTTTCGGGTCTGACAGTAGCTCAACCAGCGGATCAGCCATTGGCTTTGTCCTGTCGGCGGGCCTCCAGCGTCTGAACCAATGTATCAAAAATGCTTACATCGACTTGCGCTTGTATCGGATTTCCCGGGTCGCCACCAAGCTGAACCTTGTCACCGTAACGCTTTGGATTCCATTTTGCTAAAAGTTTCAATCCAATCTCGGCTTTTACCCTTTGCCACTGAACATAACCGGGATCAATCTTGCCGCCACCTTCTGTGAGGATGCGTTCTGGCTCTTGATTGACCTCAATCCATATCTGTTCGGCTATGGCGTCCTGCCCAATCTCCCGCGCCTTGGCGATGGCTCCGGAAAGACCGACTCCCGCTTCTCCACGAGCATCATCTTGATACATCCAGTCATAGACTGTTTGCCAAGCGGGGAAGCCATCTCTTCTGCATATCTCTCTGAGGGGGATGCCATCAGCGAGCATCTTGCACATCTCTTGAGCTATTTCTGTGGTGTACTTGGATGGTCTTCCTGTCTTTTTCTTTGGCGGCGCGATTTCTGGTTGTGGGGATGCCTCAAGAATGGCTTGCGAAGCCCCTTTTTCGGCGTTTTGGCGGGGTTTCTTGCGAGGCTTGGGGGTTGGTGAGTCCATGAGTTAAACGGCTCCTTTAACGGCTAGTTTAGCCGCTTCCCCTGATTGCAGTCAAATTGTGATGACTTTTATTTGCTGTGCAGGGACAGAATGTTTGACCCCCAGATCAAAATCTCTGCGAAGAAATAGCAGCAGATGATGATCCATGCGATGACTGCTGCCATTCCCCAGTTGTTCATTTCTTCCTCGCAGAGCATTCTCGACCTTGGTTGCAATTGTGATTGCAAGGAGGGCAAGTGATGGGTGATCCTGCTATTTTCATGGGTTTTTTTACGGCGAGACTCATTCAATCTCCTTTGACAAGAGGGATGTCAATCCACTTGCCGTAAATTTGCACGAACATATCCCCCATTACATCTTTGCCTTGAGGGGTCTCAAAAAACTGCTGAAGCACCTTGACGGTGCGCCCGGTGGACACGCCCGTCTCAGGGTTGTTGTTGATGATTTCGATGCGCTCAACAAAACGCAGATGTGCTGTTGGTGTCATTAGCTTGGCCCTAGTAGGTTTCGTTTCATGCTATGCCCGCTGACAAACTCATCGCCACCCATGAGACCATAAGCCTCGTAGCGTGCGGTGCTTTCGTTGACGGGTTCGTAGGTGGCTTCAAAGATGTCAGGCTTGCACGGGTAATGCTCGCCCTTGACTCCGGTGATGATCCAGTCGCCGGGTGTGACCAATAGATAGCCTTCAAGAGTTTTGATTTCTCCAATCGACCCTTCTGGAAGTCCCTGTCGCCTCTCCCATTCTGTATGTACCGAGGCTGTTGGCTTATGAACCATCGGGTGATCGCCCAGCTTGAACCACTGCGTGGCCTCAATGACCACTGGCTTCTTTCTGAATTTCATTTTTTCACTCCAAATGCTTCACGGATCAGATCAGCAGAATGCCACGGCTCGGCTTCGTATGCAATCTCAGCGCAGCGGTCTGCGACTTGCCACTCCAATTCCCTGAGCAGGTCTTCAACCGTGTCACCGTGGCCGGTGGCGTAACCCTGAGCCATCATCCATGAAGCCACTTTGTTGCGCTCGGCTGCGATCTGCTGGCGCATATGACCAACAGTCACCATGCCTTCGGCGTGCATTCTTTTTGCCTCTGCGTCAGCGATAAGCGAGGCGAAGCGTTCAAGCTCGTCAGGCGTAGCAAAAACCTGCACATCGTTGTCGTACTCAGGGTGGCGCACCGGAATACACCCAGCCTGCCGCGCCATTGCAATAATGTCGTCGCGGGTCATGTGTTTGTCTCCTTGATGCCGTGCGCTGCTTCGATGGCGCGGGCAAACTCGGTTTGCTTTTCGCCACTGCAATAGTTGACCAAAGTGATTTTGCACTGCTCGATGATCTGGCCGATCCGATCCTCCGTCAGCGGCTGGCGCTGTGCTGCTGATGGGTGGGTGTAGAGTGGCTTAACTTCAGCGTGATCGCCTTTGTATCCCGCCATCTTCAGAACCTCGTCGTACTCTTGAGGCAGGTACAGGTCATGCGCGTTCCACCCCTCAAACACGGCCCACGCCACAGGCTCCTGCCTCTTAGCCGCCTCAATGGCGGTTCTTAAAATTCGGTGCGCTTCCAACGCGCCTTTAGACATCGACTTCTCCCATTCTTCCAGCGCCTCCAGCGCCAGCTTTGCTGCTTCAATCAACGTAGTCATAGCTCACACCCTCCTTCAGTAACATCGCATCGAGATAGTGATGTTCGAACTTTGCCCATTGGTCATCCCGGATGTCCTTGTAGCTGCACCACGAAAACAGGGCGTACCAAACCCACTCGTCATCTTTTTTGTTGAAAGTGCTTATTGCGTACATCATGGCCTGAGCCACCGCTATATTCGCCTTGTACAAGTCAACTAGAAGCACAAGCTTTTGTTGTTCAGTCATTCTCCACTCCCAGCAATCCACACAGCAGTGCCGCCTGTATGCTCGAAATCTTCGTTCTTCAGACGGATGTAAGCCTGACCAGCTACACCAGCGTTTTGAACGTAGCCCTGGATACCCCAGGACTTGACCTCAGTGACCACCACTAGGCAAGCGCCGAACATTTCTTTTTCAGGATTGACCTGAACAATGTCTCCGATGTTCATTCTGTCCTCCAGCATCTATAAGTGTTGTCTGGCATCTTCCTTGTCGAAAACTTCATCTTGTGTTTTTTGCCGTAGCGCATGGCAGCCACAGCCACAGACTGGCGTTGAAATCCCTCTGGTATCGCAAAGCTGTCGCCGGGCTTCATCTCTGCGAACGGCCACTTGTTTGGAATTGGTATATCTTTATCAATTTTCATGTTGCAACCTCATACATTTTGTGAACCTTGCCGTGGTGTCCGGCATTAACGATGGTCGAGTTGACCCAAACATTGCCGCTTGGCAAGCGCCTAATGTGCCCTCGGCGCAAATGCTCCCTTGGAGATCGATGTGTACCGTTCAAATCATCTTGCGAGCGGGTTTTACTGTTGACGATCAAGGTGTAATACTCGTCATAAGGCAAAGCGCCTCGCGCTTGAGCGCCTTTATTCTTTTTGACGGGCAACGACTCTATCCCCACGTTTTTGCAAGTCAGCGCCTCCAGCAAAGACAAAACCGCGCCTGTCTCGTCGGCCATGTCAACATAGGCGTGGCGCTCCCAATCTTCGCCAAAATATTGCTCTGCGGCTCCCCCCATGTCTACGAACTGCACCCGAACTTGATCAACCACTTTGCCGCCCACTCCTGGCATATCGTTAACGACTGCTTCTGAAGGCAAATCTTCTTTTGGGATCAAACAAGCAAAGTACGGCTGCACCTGCCAAAAGTCCACGCCACGATCTTGAAAGGCAACGATAGAGGCAACAATGATCCTTCCCTCTTGCTGCTCTGCATAAACAATGCGCTTTCTGGCTGGCTGCGTTGACTCCTCACCAAATACCTTTGTCGCAAGGCCGCCGTCGTTCGGGCACTCATACTCAATGATGATGAAATCAAATGGTAGCTTGACGATGTCCGGCAGCCCATCGAGCTTGGTGTCAAAAATTTGCCCATTTGGTGGCATGACAAACTTCACGGCCCTGCGAGCAGCCTGCACCACATCACGAGCATGAGCAACGTACTCCTT